ACAAAACTGTTTTATTAAAATTGACACACAAGGACATGAAAATGAAGTGTTACAAGGTGCAGAAACTTTTATAAACGTGCATAAGCCTGTTATATGTTGTGAAGTAAGAGCAAATCGAGAAAACGTTAAACCTGCAATAAAATTTTTTGAAAATATTAATTATAAATTATATTTTAATTACAAAAAAGAGTTTACTTTTATATCTAAGCAAAGATTTCCTAAACGTTTTTAGTAAAAACCAATTCAATATTTTCTTTTTGAAGTCTTCTGTTAATCCAAACTTTATATTTGGCTGTTTGAAATTGTTCTACAATAGAGTTTAGTCTATCAAAATTAGTGTCTAAGTCACCTATATTCATTTCACATTCGCATAATATTACTTTGGCTGGCAACGATAGATCTAGTATTTCGGAAAGCATTTCATACCAACGTCCTTCAACATCTAGTTTGATTATGTCTACTTCAGTACCGTACTGCTTTGATATTTCTTCTAGGTTAGTAGTTTCTACAGTGATACAATCAGTATATTCTTTTGGTTTATCTAATTGAAAACATTTTCCATCTCCAACTGGGTCATAAAACTTTTTGCGTTGCCCTGCAACTGTATCATATGCTTTCATATGATGAGTGATATTAAATCCTGCTCTATTGGCCTGATCTGTTGTGCGTTTTGACAAAGGCGTTGGGTCAAACGTTAAAATTTTTGCTTTCCTGTTTTGTCTTCTACATTCAATTTCATATCTAATTTCTCTAGACACACCAAAATTCCAAAACATCTTGGCGTTTTTACGTAATTCATCGGGTGTACTATATTGTTTCCAACGTGTCCAGCCGTTTTTATTTTCTTGACCGCCACTGTAAATTAAAGGAAATTTTTTTTCGAATTGTCTACAACGTTCTGAAATATCCATGCTGAAATATTTATAGTTAAATATTGATATGAAAATATACGTCGGCCATGACAGTAGAGAAGACATTGCTTACCAAGTTTGTGAGCATTCAATCAAGAGAAGAGATCCATCCGCAGAAGTAATTCCATTAAAGCAAAGACAGATGAGAGAACAAGGACTTTACACACGTCCTGTAGATAAATTAGCATCAACGGAATTTACTTTTACCAGATTTTTTATACCATACCTTAATGATTTTAAAGGGTGGGCAGTTTTTTGTGATTGCGATTTTGTATGGCGTATACCTAGTCATGAACTAATAAAATTTTGTGATCCAAGTAAAGCAGTGGTTTGTGTTCAACATGATTATCAACCTAAAGAAGGTACAAAAATGGACGGACAGGTACAAACTGTTTATCCAAGAAAGAACTGGAGCAGTATGGTTCTATGGAATTGTGAACATCCAAAAAACAAAATACTTACACCAGAACTTTTAAACAAAGAGACGCCTAAATTTTTACACAGATTTAGTTGGCTTGAAGATAATGAAATTGGTTCTCTACCTCACGAGTACAATTGGTTAGTTGGTTGGTACAAAGAACCTGCCGATGGCAAACCAAAAATACTTCATTACACAGAAGGTGGACCATGGTTTGATGGATACAGAGATTGTGAATATTCAGATGTATGGAAAAAAGAATTAATTAATTTATTTTCAAACTAATGACAACAGTATTAGATAAATTTGATATTAACAAACACTATTTTGAAGATCCGTATCCTCACATAATTATTGAAGACGCACTGCCGGAAGACTACTACAACAAATTATACAACACTTGGCCTGTGTCAGAAATCAAAAAAGCATTGCCTATCATAGGCGGACACACATTTAGATATATGTCAAATGATGTTTTAAACAAAAAATTAGTTCCTGTATCAACAGAATGGCAAAACTTTTTTAAGGATCATACTTCTCAAGACTATTATGCAAAAGTTTTAAATATTTTTGAAAAACATATTAAACATATTGATTATCTTAAAAACGAAAAGGTTGAAATTAGAGGTGCAGGAAAAAGTAATGTTGTTACCGAAACACAATTTGTTATACACAATCCAGTAAAAGAAACAACACGTACAGATCATTTAGATAATCCTATTGAAATATATGCAGGACTTTTATACATGCGAAAGCCTGAGGACAATGCAGAGGGTGGAGATTTTGTAATATATAAATCAGATCCTGTCACTGAAGTGTCTAGGAACAACGGCAGAGAAATTTTAAAAAAAACACAAAGAGAAGTTGTAAAAACTATAAAATATAAACCAAACTGTTTTGTTATGTTTTTAAACACAAACACAGCAGTGCATGGAGTTACTCCAAGAATTAATTCTGAGACAGAGAGATTAAGTATCAATATCATTGCAGAAGTTACAGATAGAAAGTATGCAATGTTTCCAATAAGAAAAATTTAAAGAATTTTTAAATCTTTAAGCACACTTACAGCAGTGCCGTTGCTGTATTCTTCAGGAGTAAACTGTTGGTATGCTAAAGAATTCAGCCAACTAGTTGGATCTTGATATTTGAGATTTTCAATTTTTGCATAATCAGTATCACATATAGGTGCGGCAAAACTACGAGGATGACAAAGCACAGGTACTCCACTACAAAGAGATTCAACTGCACTAATTGAACAACTTGTGACACACGCCCAAGCATTTTCTAATTCTTTTTCTATAGGAACCACTGCTTCAGACGGTCCACTTGTGCCTCTGCCTCTAGGTTTGTGTCTAACAACAATTGGTCTATCCGTGTGTTGTTTAAGTTTTGCTATTGTGTTTTCAAGCCAATTTATTTCTTTTAAATAATTGTGAATACCAAAACTACTAGGACATACTAAAATATGTTCTCCTTTTTGCCTTTTGTCTTTTATTTTTACATTAAATTTTGCCAGTCTTTTAGCATCTAAATTTTCTATAAAAGGTACGTGAATATTATTTTTACAAATACGCCAGTAGTGATTGTCTGGTTTAAGATTTTTATTATCAAACCTACCAAAGTAAGGAGTATCAGTAAACCAATAGGTTAATTTTTTGTTTTGAATTTGATGCACAAGGCTAATATTGTTTCCTGTGAATCCCCAAAACATGTATTGGTCTAAAGAAAATGTATTTGTTGCAGAGTTGTCTAAAACTTTTGTGTCATCTGGCCAGGTTTTTTGAACACCGTTGAACACTTCCCAACACTTACTCTGTGGTTTATCAGATGGTGCGTAGATTGTTAGCATCAATAAATTCCTTAAGCATTTCTGCCCATTGTTTGTGTCCTTCTGCACTTGGGTGTGGATCGTTAGGACTGACAACCATTTTTTTATCTAAAACAAATTCATAATGACTCATGTGTGGATTAAAAAATCTTCCCATATCTAGTGCTTCGTAAATTGTTCTGTAATCTTCTGTGTCAATTTGAAAACTGTTTGGTAAGGCATTATACATTACATAAGGAATACTTTTTCTTATAAAATAATTTTGCAAATCAAAAACATGATCTAAAAAACCCATTGTAGCATTACCTTCAATATGCCAACCTTTTTGTTTTTGAATAAACGATATGTTATCCAGTGTTTTCCAGGTTCTCCATGTCAAATCTGTACCTTCAATTCTTCCAGACTTCCAACCATCGTTTGTTACATAATCATTTCTATGTTGACTGCTCCAACCAATTACAGCAAAAATATTTTCTTTGTTATTTTGTTCACACCAGACTTTTGTACTGAAACTAATACGTGAATTTCCTCTGCCACCCATTGCAATATTGGCAAGATCTAAACCATATAAATTAGCCAGTTCTTTTGATACAAAGGTTTCTACACCGTCTTTGGGTCTAGGTGTTAAAAAACTACATCCATTGGAAAACAATTTGCTCATACCAGTATTTTATAATATAATTAGTGTAATAGCAATGATTGTGCAAAACATTTCCAAATTACAGTATTTTCTACAACGTGGAGACTCTACGGATCACTCTATTAGATATAATGTAAATTATCATCCATTGGCTCCAAAAAAAGTATTTGATAGTCCTGAAACTTTTATGATTGAACTAAAAAACGTAAAAGCAAATAGTTGTCCAATGCTAGTAACTGAAGACAATGAAATGCTGACTGAACACATTTGGCCATTGATTCACAAGTATAAAAATAAACCGGATCAAAATCATGGTTGTTGGGCCAAAGGTGAGTGGGGTTCAACAATGAACATAAACATCAAAGAAGTATCTAAATCATTTGCCGAACCATATAAACATGTTTGGTTACCAGTGGACAAAGAATCAGCAGAAAATCCATGGCATGTATGGATAGACATGATATCAAAATTTCGTTTGCTTGAAAAAAGATACACTTTAGAATTTGAAAATTACATTTACATTTTAAGTCGTCAAAGCAATTATTTTGATAAAGTTGCTAAAGAACTTTTTCCCGATCTAAAATATTATGTGATGCCTCCAAACACAACATGGCATTTTGATCACTTGATAGTGCCATCTATGAGTAACACTGATGACGGTGTCACTGTGCCGGAACTACCAAATTGGTTAAGACATAAGTTTACATTAAGAGGCCAAAAACAAAACAAAAAGATTTGGATTAGTAGAGAAAACAGTGTTACTAGAAAAATTTTGAATGAACAAGAGATTATACTTGCACTCAAAGGTTGGCAAATAGTAAAACTAGAGTCAATGAGTTTTTTAGAACAAATGAAACTATTTTCTAATGCTGAAGTGGTGGTTGCTCCCCATGGTGCTGGCTTAATAAATCTTTTATGGTGCTATCCAAAAACAAAAGTTATAGAATTCCAAGACAAAAATATGTTGAGCAAGAAAGTATATCCATTATTATCACATAATTTAGGATTGGAACATTTGACATTCACCGCTGACACTGTGCCAGTAGAGATGTCAAAAAACGGAAAGAAACCAAAAGGTACGAAAAGAAAAAGCGATCTAATTAATTTTAAAATCAATACTAAAGAGTTATTAGATTTTTTTAATAAACACAACATATGATAGCAGGTATACACACCACCAAACCTAGAACTCAACGATATGTTGATGCTTTTGTCCGAGGCACTCCGGGCGAAGAAAAAATTTATCATTTTAGAAAACTTACTAGTTTACCTAAAGAAACATTAACCATGTATGGTATATTAGCAGGTTCTGGAGAGGTGTATAAATGGTGTCAAAAAGAAAACAAAGATTTTTATTTTATGGATCACGGTTACTTTACAAACGCACATGACAATCCTCATTGGCTTAGAATTACAAAAAACAAACACTGTCAAAATGTTATGCAACAAAAAAGTAGCGACAGGTATGAAAAATATTTCAAACGTGAAATACAACCATGGCGAAAAGATGGCAAAAAAATATTAGTGTTACCACCTACTAATGCAATTGCAAATTTTTTTGGTGCTGAAGATTGGTTGAATAATACTTTGACAACATTAAAAAAACACACAGACAGACCAATAGATGTAAGAGAAAAACCTTACAATCCAACTATTGCAGTTGATCATGTGGGTGCCACAGTGAAAATTGATAAACCAACAACAAATCAAGGAAAAATAAATTGGAGAGATTATTATGCTATTGTCACATATAATAGTAACACAAGCATGGAAAGTTTGCATAATGGAGTGCCTGTGTTTTGTGATGCAAATAATTGTGCCGCGGCACCAATATCAGAAACAGATTTTTCTAAAATAGAAACGCCTAAATACGAAGACAGATTACAATTGTTTAGCAGTTTGGCTTATAATAATTTCAATCTTGCCGAGATGGCAGACGGAACAGCATGGAGAATACTAAATGAAAGTTGAAATATTTAGAAGAACAGTAAAAGACAGACGTAGAGGCAACAGTTATGAACTACTATATCATCTTGCAGAAGGCATTAAAGCCGCAGGTGACGAACCTGTAATTGTAAATGAAAAACGAACCGGGCCTACTGTCGAAGGTGAAATGGAGCCAACTGCTCCAATGGCCGCCATGTTTGGATACGGTGGTGACAAACAAATGCACCACACAAAAGGAAGAAGAAGAGAATTAGCAAACAGATGCAGAGAAAAAAAGATACCTTTAATCACATTCGATGGGGGACTATTATCAAGTTTTGGTAATGTGTCTACTAGTCCAGATCATCACTTTAGAGTATCTTTGTATACTCCAATGAATGACGGAAACTTTTTAGCAGACAATTCACCATCCGACAGATGGGAAATGATGAGAAAAAAATTTAAAGTCAAATACGAACCATGGAGAAAAAGTAATCCAGATGATCCAATACTCTTTGTTTTACAACCGAAAGACAACTGGAGCATGAACGAACTTGATCCTATAGATTGGTTCAATAAAGTTTACAAACAATTACGTCCACTTACTAAAAGAAAATTTATTGCTAGACCACATCCTAATCATGCTGACAGTATGTACAATAAAAAAGGAGACTTCCCGTCAGACGTAGAATTTGATATACCTATGAGACATTTTACTGGAGACGAAAAAAAGCATTATAGATTTCATTTTCAAGAAGCAATAACTAATTGCCATGCTGTTGTTACTCACAATTCTACTGCCTCAACTGACTCCTGCATTAGGGGGATTCCAACTTTTTGTACTAGCGATCTTGCAATTTGTTGGCCTGTAGCAAACAAAGATTTAACAAAAATAGAAACTCCAGAAACACCTGACAGAACACAATGGGTCAATGATCTAGGTTACAAAATGTGGAGCATAAAAGAAATTCGTGATGGCACAGTCTATAAAAGATTCAAACAAAAATTAGGACTGTAATGTGCGGCGTCTACGGTATAACATATCCAAATAGAGAAATTGTAGAAGACATGATTGAAGTTTGTGGCCATAGAGGCCCAGACGGAAAAAACATTTATACTGATAATAATGTGTGTATCGGACATAACTTATTAGCAATTACTGATCAAGCAAATCAAAGTTTACAACCATGGATCACTCCAAAAGGCAATGTGTTATCATACAATGGTGAAATCTTTAATTACTTTGAACTACGTGAAAAGTACAAAAATGTTTTTAGACCTAAAACTAATTGTGATACAGAATTACTAGCATGGGGACTAGATCAATTTGGCTACAAGTTTATTGAAGAAATAGACAGTATGCATGCCTTTGCCTATTATGACAAAACAAATCAAGAAATTTGGTTAAGTCGAGATCATGCAGGTGTCAAACCTTTATACTATGCAGAAAGAGGACTTGAAGGAATAATTTTTAGTTCAGAAATAAAAAATATGTTAAAGTATGTGCCTGGAAGTCATAGACTTTCAGACGAGGGTCTTGCTTGTGTGAAATGGTGTGGATTCAGTGTACTTGATCAAACTATCTTCAACAATATAAAAAAATTAACTGCTGGTGAAACACTTGTTTATGATCTCCATAATAACAAAATAAAGAAAAAACTTTATTATAGAATAATTCCATCTTTGAACCATAAATTTGACGCTGAAGAATTTAGATATCAAGTTAATAACACCGTGAAAATGACAAGTATTGGTATACGAGATTTTGGAATATTCTTAAGCGGAGGTCTAGACAGTGGTATAATTGCATATGAAATGAACAAAATTAATCCCAATGTAAAAACTTTTACAAATAGATTTGATCTTTCCTGCTTGCCTAAAGATGGCACGAGAGACGGCTGGAATGATGATGCTGATGTGGCAAAAATTTTAGCACAACAGGAAAATTTTAATCATAAGGAAATAATTATTTCGCCACAGACACTGGTTGATAATTGGCAAGATGGCATAAAAATAAACGAAGAAGCAATTATGAATTTTAACATGTTTGCTTATCATTATACAAATGCCTACATGAAAAAGAATGGTATTACTATAACCATGGCAGGTGACATGGGGGATGAACTTTTAGGCGGATACTACAATCATTTGAACTATCTTAATGAAAAACAAATTAAAACTCCTAATCATTTTATTGAATATTTTTCAAAAATAAGCACGGCACTTCCAAACTTTCGAACTCCTGCTAGAATTGACCCAACACAAATAATGAAAAAATTTAAGAAACTTTACGTAGACGACCTTTGGAATGGTGCTGATCCTTTGTCGTCATACTTGGCTATTGAATGCCTAACAATCGTGCCTGATCAGTATCTTACACGTAATGATAAATTAGGAATGAATAGTTCCATCGAAGGTAGGTTTCCTTTCACAACAAAAGCATTTAAAAAATACTGTTTTAGCATACCGTCAAGTCAAAAAATAGAACGCAAAAGACAGGTGTTAAAAAAACCAACTAAAATTGCCTACAAAAATATACTGCCAAAAGAAATGTTAAACAAAGTTAAATCTGGTTGGAGTGGGCCAATCGGACAATGGTTATCTAACAACACTGAAGTGCTAAAACTTTTCAATAAAAATGTAAATCTCAATGTGCCTGCAGAAGCAGGAGCAAAAACTTGGAAGGTGTTAGGCAGACAATGGATATACGAAGATTGGAAGAAGCATTATAATATAGTATAATTACAGTATGAAATCACTTGCAGTAATCACAACATTTCCACCAAACAGATGGACAGCATATGCAAAGCGTATGATAGAGAGTCACATCAAACACTGGCCTGATGATGTAAGACTTTATGTTTATTATGAAAAACAAAAACCAGATTTGCAACATGAAAAAATTGTGTACGTTGATTTAGAAAAAGAAAATCCAGACCTTGTAGCATTTAAAACAAGACACAAAAATGATCCTGTCGCAAATGGCGAAGTCACAGAGATACCAAGCGGAGTAAGAAGATTACCTGGTGCTGGAGACAAAGATAGAGGAAAGGGCAGTTTTCTTTGGGACGCTGTAAGATTTTCACACAAAAGTTTTGCAGTAGCACACGCAGTAAAAAATATTGACGTTGACTATGTGCTTTGGTTAGATGCAGACACATTTACTTTCAGACCAATTTCAAAAGAATTTGTAGTTGGACTATTGCCAGAAAACAAACTTGTGAACTATCTTGGCAGAGTCACATATCCTGAATGTGGTTGGGTGTGCTACAATAGAAGACATAAAAAAATAGACGAATTTATAGATACATGGATTGATTTATACAAATCAGATAAAATTTTTCAAGAAGTAGAATGGCATGACAGTTATATTTTTTGGCAGGTATTAAACAGAGTTGCGAAGGACGAAGGAGAAGATATAGGTCAAGGTGCTGGAGTTAAAGGATTACATGTCTTTGTTAACAGTGTGCTTGGCGACTATATTGATCACATGAAAGGCAAAAGAAAAATAAAAGGAAAAAGTTCTAAATCTGATTTAAGAATCAAACGTGATCAAAAATATTGGCAGAACGTAGAAAACTATGATCCGTTTGGAGGTGTACAGTTTGATCCCAAACAGGCAAAAGATATTATTAGTAAAGTGGCTAAAGGAAAGCAAGGCAACTAATGAAGATAAGTGTGTTTCCAAACTACGGTAGCCTAAATTCTCAACCGGTATTCAAGGCGTTTATCGAACACTTGCAAAGCAAAAACGAAGATGTTCAAATTAACAAATACGATAACAGTACAGATGTTGCAGTCATTTGGTCTGTGCTTTGGCGTGGTCGAATGGAACAAAATAGAAAAATTTGGGAAGACTTTAAGAAACAAGGGAAGCCAGTTGTAGTATTAGAAGTTGGCGGTATAAAACGTAACAGTTCATGGAAAGTTGGAATTAACGGTATCAACAATGATGCGGACTTTGCCAATCAAACTGTTGACAACAAACGATGGCCTTTGTATAAAATTGAAATGAAACCATGGAAACAGACCGGAAATGTAATTGTAATCTGCGGACAACATAACAGTAGTTTACAATGGAAAGGATTACCTACAATGAGAAAATGGCTTGTTGATCAAGCCAAAGAAATAAGAAAAGTTACTGACAAACCAATTCTTATTCGTCCACATCCTAGAGAACTTTTAAGTTTAAACACAGAAGGAATAAAAGGAATAAGAGTTGATTTGCCAAAACGTGATTGGAAAACTTACGATGATACAAATTTTAAAAATATTTTAAAAAGCACTTGGGCAGTAGTCAACCATAGTAGTAATCCGGCAATGGAGGCAGTGTTTAATGGCATACCGGTATTTGTATCTAATTCTAGTTTGTGTCAACCTGTTGGCAACGTTGGCTATGCTGATTTGCTTAAACCTAACATGCCTAACAGACAAAACTGGGCAAACAAATTAGCCTACACAGAATGGTTTGTAGATGAAATACGAGAAGGCAAACCATGGGCAAGAATAAGAGAAAGACTATTGGAGAAATATATCAATGCCAAAAATTAATCTCAATAAACCAGAAGTTGACGTTATAGAGTGGACTCCTTACGTTGGAGAAACTGTAATAACAAAAACAATTATTCGCAAAGGCAAACGTATTCAAGAAACCAAATATATAGAAGATACAGTCAAAGCAGTGCCAAAAGGCAATGCATATATTATTGGAAACGGTCCTTCAAGAAAAGATTTTGATCTTAACATGTTGAAATCATCTGGACAAATTTATGGTTGTAACGCTTTATACAGAGACTTTACACCTGATTATCTTTTTAGTGTGGATGCAAAAATGAGTAAAGAAATAAGTGATAACAATGTGCCTGAAAAATGTATTTGTTATGCTCCGATGTTAGAAGTAAACCGAAACAAAGGTCTCACTTTAATACCTAAAAATCCTCACTACATTTCTGGCAATCAAGCAATTTGGACAGCAGGTGTTCATGGACACAAAAACATTTACTTGTTGGGTTTTGACTTTAGAGAATTTGGCAGAGACCAATTAAACAACATTTATCAGAACACAGAAAATTATGGTGAAAGACACAGCGATACAATTTTTGTAGAATGGTTAAGTCAATTTCGAAGAATGATTAAGCAAAGACCTTATTGTAAATTCACAGTTGTACATGACAATCCTCCTGAGTACATGAACTATCTTCAAACAGGTACAGACCTTAAAAATACTTTTTTATTAACTTATAAAGAATTTAACGATAAAGTTTTAAACCAAGTCTCTTAAACTTAGATCTGAAACTATAAAAATTATTGTTGTGATTTGAGTATGGGTCTTCCATCACTTGCATCTGATACAGGTGCACCATTTCATGTGCTAAAGTTTCAATAAAATCTTTCCATTTTGGAAACTTGCTATGGAGTTCTAATCTGTATTCAATTTCTACTTTTTCATATGGTATTACATTTTGATTATAGGTACCTGCTCTGCATTTTCTATTGTCCCAATTGGCTATACATCTACCCCAATCATGATGTAAGTTTTTTACAATTAGTTCAGGCTCTATTAATCTACCATGAAAAAGACCCCTGTTAAGGGTTCTAAACCAACTCTGTGCTACTGGTAATGTTGGTCTATAAGCCTTTATGTGTTCTCTCTTTTTAAGAGCATTTCTCACCCTTAATCTGATCGATTTTCTGGTATTTTTAATTTTTTTCTTCATAATAGATTGACAATATTACCAACTGTGCTATACTGTAATTATCAAAATAACGGAGTTTAATATAACACATTAATATGCCACATCCAGTAAAAACGATAAACGATTTAATTAAAATACTAGCATATAATGACTGGGCCTGGGAGGATCTTTCTCCACATCCAAAAGACAGAACCACAGTGACTTCACTAGCAGAGGCTCAGTATGCCTGGACAGAAAAGCAGGCAAAATTAGCAATTAGTCTACTAAAAAGATATCTTACAAAATTTGAAAAACATGGATTAAAAGTTAGACCTCTGTTAAACAATCCAATTTATGATGCTCCTTTTAGAGTAATCAGTGCTAAAAAAATTATTGAAGAGGTGGCAAATAAAGACAATGAAATTTCAATACAACTTACTTTTCCATATGATAAAAAACTTGTAGATTTAATAAAATGCATTAAAGAAAAAAGAGGACTACCTCGAGGCTATCTTACATTTGACGGTGAAAGCAAAACATGGACAGGTGTAAAATCTGATGTAATGGTTTATTATACTACTCTTATAGCAATAAGATATAATTTTGAATTTGCAAATGAAAAATTATTAGACGAATATGAAGAAATTAAAAAAGAAAAAATAACTTTTAAGAACCCTTCTGCAAATATTAAAAACAATATTATAAATTTAAATAATGTGTCCGAAAGTTTATTAGAATATTGGCAAAAAAATATACAATCAAAAAAACTACTTTGCCAATTAGATAACTTAAAACAAGTTGGAGTACCACAAAAAAAATTAAGAGTAAAAGCATATTCTGAAGTGGGCAAAAGAATAGCACACAATCATAACAAACACCTATGGATAGATAAAGATGCCTATTCTAAAGACGATGTAATACTAGGATTCAAAGAACTTGATATGTTTCCTATTATTATGCCTGTGTCAGGTGATATTACAGATAATATTGCTGATACAAAAGATTTTTGTGAATGGTTAAAATGTTTTGAAAGACATGGACTAGATCCACTAAAAAATTTAAGTTGGGGATTTGAACTGAAAGAACCTAAAAGAAGACAGGACAAAAGAAACGAAGAGGAAGAAAGATGGCTTATGCCAGAAACTCCAAAATGGGACGAAGAAACTTTCCAGCAGGCATATGACCTTTACCAATGCAGTAAAAGTTTTAAACATTTAGATACAAATACCAAAGTCTATTTTATTAGGAACAGATTGCCAAGATCTTTTATGCGGTATAATCAAAGAAAAGAAGTTTTAAAATTTCAAAGTGCCTTAATTGCAATAGGTGGTGGCTTCTATGCCACTGGTGGAGAGAATATTAAAAGATTACTTGATAATTTGCCTAAAAAGTTGTATTATAGTACATCACGACCAATGAGTTACGAGTGGGTGAGTCGTGCTATAAACAAACTATGAGTTCATGTAAATTAGTAATAAAAGATGAAGTAAATGTAAAGTTTGAGAATTTATCTCTTGAATGGCGTAAAAGACTTTCCAATAAATTTAAGTATGAAGTACCTTATGCAAGACATTTGCCTGCTGTAAAACTTGGAAGATGGGACGGAAGGATTGCATTTTTTGGTTTGGGCGGCACAACATATTTGAATCTTGTTGATCAAATATTACCTATACTAGAAGAGGGTGGAGTGTATGTTGACTTTGAAGATCAAAGAAAACCGCATGACTTTCAATTCAAAGCAGTTGATAAAAATTTTTTAAGTGGAATTACTTGGCCTAGCAATCATCCTTGTGCTGGACAGCCAATAGTGTTAAGAGATTATCAAGTGGAGACGATAAACAAATTTATTGAAAATCCACAATGCATACAAGAGATCGCCACTGGTGCAGGTAAGACCATTATTACAGCGGCACTGTGCCAGTTGGTCGAACCATATGGTCGAACACTAACAATAGTGCCAAACAAAAGTCTTGTAACACAGACAGAAGAAGACTTTTTGGCTTGTAATTTAGACACAGGTGTCTACTATGGCGACAGAAAAGAAATAGGCAGATACAACACAATAGCAACTTGGCAGTCATTAAATGTTTTAGAAAAAAGAAGTAAAGACGAACACTCAACAGAATTCAAAGAAGCCATGCAAGGTATAAACACAGTTATAATTGATGAGGTACACATGGCCAAAGCCGATGTACTAAAAAGAATGTTGACTGGTCCTTTTGCACACTGCGGCATACGTTGGGGACTAACAGGTACAGTGCCAAAAGCAGATTATGAATTCATGGGTATCAAGTGTGCCATTGGTGATGTCATCAATAAAATTCCTGCTAAGGAGTTGCAAGAAAAAGGAGTGTTAGCAAATTGCAATGTGAATATTGTGCAGACTGTTGAAACAAAAATGTTTAGCAACTATCAAGAAGAATTGAAATGGCTTACAACAGATGATAGAAGAATGTCGTGGATTGCAAAAACAATAGATTCTATCAGCACAACAGGTAACACATTAATTCTTGTTGACCGAATATCAGCAGGAGAAATGCTTGAAAAGAAACTGCCTGGATCAGTTTTTATTTCAGGGTCAACTAAAAATCCAGATAGAAAGGAACACTACGATGAAGTATCTACAGCAAAAAATAAAATTATTATTGCCACATATGGAGTGGCCAGTGTTGGCATTAATATTCCTCGTATTTTTAATCTTGTTCTCATAGAACCAGGTAAGAGTTTTGTAAGAGTAATACAGTCTATTGGTAGAGGTATAAGAAAAGCAGAAGATAAAGATCATGTTGAAATATGGGATTTGACAAGTTCTTGTAAATTTGCAAAAAGACATCTTACACAAAGAAAAAAGTTTTACAAAGAGGCAAATTACCCGTATAATATAGAAAAGATAAATTATGAAAATTCTTTCACTTGAAAATGAAACTTATAAACTGGAAAAAATTCCAGAATATGTAGATGACAAAATGCGTTTTGCAGTGCTAGATAATTCAGATCCTGCAAATCCTGACTACTTCTACATACCATTAATATTTTTAGAATCATTTAATGCACCTGCGGCTGTGTTGCAGATTGGACAGTACAA